CCCCCGCATGCTAGCCTGTCTAGCATAGCTATGCGTTTATATATAATTGTTTAACATTTCGTTCCCTTACACTGAGGGGCGTGGTTCTCCGCTAAGGGGGGAGCACCGGTCTCCGTACGATTGGAAGGTTCGTACGGGCAAATGATTTGTAGGTTAGTTTTTCATCTAACGATTTGGGGTGTTGTACTCACTTACCGAATGCGTAAATTTCGGCCGCCGCGGGGATCATTTTGCGGTGGATTTTGTTTTGGACGAACTACGAGATGATGGAATGGCTGTCGCTTCCTATGGTGTCTCGGCTTCTAGTGGGACCAGTCGTCCTGGGTATGTCCTCACTCGTTGGTATTCTAGACTCATGGATTGCTAGAACGGTAAAACGGAAATCGTCGGGTTTTGCTCAGCCAAAGAGTTCAACTTCTCTAATAAACCTTCGAGAAGGTTCATATAGTTGACTTTTATTGCAACCGGTTCATTCGTGTCTTCTTCAGAATCTTCATCAAGCATTAACATGGGCGCGATGTTTTACGCAACTGTCGCGATCGTTTCCCTGTTATCCCATGCTTTTGAAAGCATATGCTTTGCACCTTCCCATAAAGATCTGGCTTATCGGGGGCCGGCTAACGGATTTTGTCCTATACCTGCGAGCATGCCAGGCATTGGACTCCTAGCATCTCTGTTAGTTTTGAACAGGTTGTTAGCTATAGCATCTTTCGGGTTGCCCCAAAAGACCGTGTTGCCCTTGATATTCAACTGAAGCCCAAATATGGCAGGATCGCCAGTCGTCACATTAATAGCAGTGTCCTAGAGAATAACAAAATTCACTAGTTCGCCTGCGAAGTGGCTGTCGTTGACGAATTCTCCCTTAACTTATTGCGAATCGTATACAATTTCGTGATTGACTACACCTGCTCGCATGTGAAATTGCGCTTTAGTTATTTCAGCGTCACCTGCAATTTCAATCAATTGATTAAGTGTTAGTCCTGTAGCTTAAGTGTCCGGTAGGGCACCAAACTACAGCGTTCCTTTGTAATACGCTCCGACCAAGTTGGCTTGAGGTGTCAAAATGTTTACAGTGGCCTCTGAGGCCCAGACAAAACCTCCAGATGAGAAGTTATTCATACTGGATCCATACACTTCTTCCATAGTTAGTCCAAATTTCTGTTTTTGGAATAATTGTCTACAGACGAAGGCATCTCCTGCCTGGGTACCCTTAATACTAGCCACGACGAAACCTCCCAGTTTCGTATCTTTAGCAATATTTCCATTGGTACCATTTCCAGTGCCTGAAAATGCAGTACAGCTAGGGGACCACATGAGTAAAGTATAGTTCGTCATTCCGAGATGGATATACTGTTCGTCCGGGCTATATGCTGCAGAAAAACTGTTACAAACGCTGAAACTTGAAGTGGGGAGGTTTGTATTGTTCATGCCTGCCACATAGTTCGGGTTGAATTGACCTGGGTGTGCTTTTGCTACGAGCATTTCGTCCCAAGCTGTTAGAACACCTTTGGTAGATGTTGATTACTACAACTAACCCTTAGAGAAGTTGGGTCTACGAACTTTGTGATACTGTTCAGGACGCACGAAATCAGCCGGGGCTTGGTTTGACCGTGGCTTGGCTGACTGTATTTTGCGATTTACTTTACTAAGTACAGCATTTTCCATTTTCTTTACTTTGGATTTCTCCGATCTTCTGTGTTGTTTATTATGATTTTTGGTTCTCATAAGAGATTGAGTATAAAAGGTATATTACGATAATATTACAGAAGGGGATCTGGACTAGCGGCCGCAGTAGATAGTATCGGAGGTTTTGAGAATCCAAAGGTCGGCTATACTTTTCCGTAATTTCTGATTGATCAAATGTTCTACATTGTATCCACTTGCTTTCGATTCGCCATATTTCACATAGTCCGATTTAGCAACGATTTCTTAAACAGCATCATCGGCACCTTCAGGCCGAGTCAATTTGTCACGCTACATTTAGATAATGTCTTATATGAGAAGAGAAAGTTTTTCTGATTTTATGCCAAGATAGATGGCGTGTCTATGAAGATATGGGTCTAGCAGTATATGTTTATTTTTTCCGGTGAAAAACTATTTAGTTTGTAATAGTTTCTTCACGTCTCTGCACATGAACCAATTCTCCAAAGTACCATCTAAACAAAAAGACCACTTTGAACAAAATTCTATTTCGTAGAACATGCCTACGTGAATTTCTTTTACGCACTGGCCAAGACCAACAGATTATTCATTGGTATTTTCAGTAGTGTGCGCTCTAACAGTGTTTCTTAATGCTCTGACCCAATCAGGGTGGACGAACATAACGACATCATCTCCTGCCGCCATTGTAAAAACAAGATCACTATCCCAAGGTGTCTGTGAAATACCACATATCATTTGATAGTACCAAGCATAGCATAAACTCCGAAGAGTGTTGCCCAGAGTAGTTCTTGTTGCATGTCCTGAGAAAGTTGTCCCTTCAATTTCAAAATAAACCCAATCGTTTTCGATCCTATTATTCTTCCAATGAGTCGTTTGACTCACATCTGTGAAGAACTATTATCTAATACGTTCAGGCCAATCAGGGGCATTAACCGTCGGCACTTGAATGAACACGACGTTTTTCGTCTAGAGGAGAGCTTCCATCATTCGTTGATGGAGATCATCTAGAGTCACAGTAGGACACAAGCTGAAACTATCCCAGTTATGCTTGAGTATATCTTTGATGAATGGAGACATCAATTTCCAAAAACGATTATCAACTGACCTCATTAATGGAGAAAATTGAGATGAATCAAATGCGCTGCCGTCAATGGAAATTGCTTTCCAATCGGCACTGATTTTTCCTTTGATTACATCTAGTGTCTCTTTTGTGGTTTGGGAGTGTATGAATCCTGGTATATGTTTCTTCAGTAGAGGGAAAAATTCTCGCTAGATGGCCTACATACTTCCAAAAGATTTCTCTGTTGGATTCATTATAGCTCTGGGCCTGTCACTGCGATGGCACAAATTGCCTTGTCCGTCATAAATACATCTCTCTGTACTGTAAACTTCTCCGCTTTTCACCTTCAAAACAAAACTCCTCAACAATTTTCCATATTTTTTATCAAAGAAAGTATTCATTAGATTTCGTTCGTACGTCTAAATCTTATTTTCTGGCCATGATTTTTGGCTTGCTGGATAATCCATGAAATTGTGTTGGGGTTGGGGATTCTCAGAAAGGATTTCTTTACACAGAGATTCGAGGTATCTCTCACACATCCCATCAAAATCGGCTAGGTGTTGGTTGTCTGGTTCCTGGCGTGGGGCAGTGTGTCTCAAAAATGCGCAAACTGTGTTATTGAGAGATTTTGTAGTCCATTCATATTCTTAACTCATGTTCCCGGTATTTTCGTTCACTATGCAAGATCCGGATTTGGAGACAACCTTATCCTTGTTGAATGATTCCTGGTTTAGCAGACTGTTTTTGTGTATAATCATCTGTTCTTTATGTCTGTCCAGGAGGGATTCAAGTGCGCCCATCTGCCTGTTGTACTAAACTTCATTAGCAACGATGTTGGGATTATTTGTTTTCATAGCTTCTCGATCGGGTTTCTTGTTCTTGAAGTAGTCTTTAACTTGGATGCAATTTCGTGAGTCTTTCAATATCTTAATTTTTGCTTTCTTAGCAGTATTTTTCTTGGTTACAGCCTGCTAGATGTACCTCTGTTAAATTGATTTGATGTTCTCAGCGCATTCTCCTACCATTACGTCATTGAGTAGGTTTTATCCACGTTTAGATTCAAAAGGAGGTTTCTCGACTTTTGGACTTTCTTCTATTTTTTATTCTTCGCTTTTCTGTTTTCGTCCACAGTATACCTGGGCATTCTCATCTGAGTTTAGATCAGTGAGTTTGTTGATGACATCGGGATATCTCTTCTGCTTATAAAAACCGCAATTGGGTAGCTAGAATGCTTCTCCGTTTTCTTCTCTAACAAACTTCCTCTCATTACTGCTCATATGAGGTACTGCGATACCATCCGGGTTGCAATGTGTAGCACAATAATTGAACCAACCTCTCTGATTTCTGGGATCAGCCCTCTCCTCGATTCTTAATTAGAGTAATTGATCTGTCGTCTTAGACATGTAAAACTTTTTATCAGTCTCACACACTGTCACTTGCTTCTCGTATTTAAGCTGGGGACCGTAGAAAAGTCTAGAAATAGTATTTCCTAATCCAGCATTTTGAGTGATTACAATGTTGTCTTTGACGAGTGATGGGTGTACTCTGAAATATGAGAAGAGTTAGACCTCCATATCTCTATTAAAAATTTTGAAGTTGTGATTGGTTTCCAAAGCTGTGAAAAAACTCTAAGCATCCTCTTGTGTAAGAGAGGGTCGTAATTAGGTTGTTTGTATTTTAGATGTCTCATAACCTTTAATAATCTCCAAAAGGGTACGAAGGTAGGTGGACTAAATACTGTGAGTAGTAGAGTAATTAGTTGCTTCGTATTTGTAGATTTCGAAATGCTTAGGGTTGCCCTTTGAGTGAGCTATATCATACCATCCAAACGACATGAGTTCTGATATATTCCTTAGTGCTACATGGGGGTGAGTGTAGTAGAGACCGCTTCCTCTGGTCTTCATTTTTATCTCCCCAGTACCCGTTACTATATAGAAGCCTTCATTAAATGGGAGTATGTACTCACCTGGGATGTGGCTAAAATTTCCTCCAAGGGCCGTATACCAGTCTTGCTCTTTCTGGTTTGTGGGTTCCCAGCCGTGGAGATAGTAATGGACGTCAGTCATCCAATAAATAACCCTGTCATCAGGGTATTCATCATCGTTGTCTTAAATGTAGCCTTCTCTGTACTCATGGTCGATATATCCGGGCTACCAAGCGATGTTGACGGTTTTCTCGAGATTCTGCTCCCAATACTCAACGTCGTAAGGATTAACTTTTGGACGAACTGCAACATGTTTAACTGCTCTTCTTCCCCGGAGCAAAGCGATAACTCGGGGGTCCCTCTGTTCCAAAGGCAATATGTGTACGATTTGTCTCAAAAATGCTTAGTCTCTCTGGTGGTTTGTCATTCGGTTATAGACGGGCATAGTTTTGACATTGTCGATACATTATTACCATTAGGCAAGGAAAGCTTAGTGAACTGCGAGACCAGCGGCGTCATTCTGATCTGTCGGGGCTCTATGTAACAGGTTTGGAGTCCACCGGCAGGATCGGTTTAATAGATTGGTAGTTTTGGCAAATTTATCTCCAACTGCGACTATAATGAGACTTGCATCGTCATTGGCATCAATAGTAGGAGTATGGATTCTCTCAACAATCTAATCTGTTTACTTCGCTATTCCCAAGTTCATGGCAGTTCTGAGGGCGGTGTGTCCTCCGCTTGTGTGTGCTGCGTCCTTCTATTATTCCACTGCCAAATCTGCTCCATACATACTCATCCACTTGAAAAAGACGTTTGGTAAAGCGCCTTATATATTGACCTTGGTGGGACGGTTTGAAAGAGAGACAACACCATCAAATGTATGTTTAACCCCGACAGATGATGTTATGAATGGATTTTTGTTCATGTCTTCTAGCTTATTTACGACTGGGTTTCCGTTTATTCCGCAGTATGTTGCCAAGATCATGTCAGGACCAGCGTTGGACACAACGTTCTGGTTGAAATGTTTGAGATTTTCTAGACTTCTGTTGTCCGGATTTTCCCATTCAAATCGAAATTCTTTCCGCAATGCAGTGCCTGCCGTTATTGATTGCGTCTAACGGCCTTCAAACACTTAATCCTAAAATTGGGGATCAGGCTCACAAGACTTCTTTTCCGCTAGGATGGTCTCATATTTGCCTTTTATCTCCTCATTCAGTTTATAGGTTTGGATTTGCTGCAACTTGTTCTTTTGAAATACATTCGGGTTCTTCTTCTTTTGCATCGAAGCCATCAAAACGTAACTGGTTTGACTTCTGATTGGAGGAACAATATTATCTAAGAATATACCTAGCTGATATTTCATACAGAACAGTGCAACTTCACTGTCATCCGGGTGCTCTTGTGGTAGCTTTGAGTCACAGATTTTTAGGTGTTGTCTCATTTAGTAGTTCAATTGACACCTGAGTTAAAATGTGGGGTCAGATGGGGCCTTCCTGACTCTTTTAGCTAATCTCTTTTTGCAGTCACTGCTTATTCTCTCTTTCTCGAGAGTGTGCTGCATTCTTTCCTTATCAAAAGATTTCTTGAGCTTGGAAATCTTGATTGATTCACAATTTTGAGTTTTAAAGGAGAGGAGTTGTTCGGGTTCCTCTTTGATCTCGAAAGCCTCAGCTAATTGCCTGTAAGTGAACTTCTTACTGCTGAAATTTTCGGATACTAAACTACAATGATTGTCTTCCAGCAAAAGGGCTGGGAATAGGGGCGCGCTCCACTCGTTTCTTTTATTTTTCCAATTCTCCTATCTGATTGAAACAAGTAGTCCTTCCAAATCTCTGATTGACATGAGGTTTATCTTCAGTTTCTTGCATACTCTCTGAATGACCTCTATAGTGTGTCCTTGCGTACCCGGTTTAACCGTTGCAACAGCTTGATAATATGATTCCTCACAGGCTTTGTGGTCGTGTTGTTCGTAAATAGCCATGTGAGCCAAACTGCTCCAAACGCACAAGTCGTTAGGTGTAGCGAATGCTTTGAGATTAGAATCACTTAGTTGGTATATCATATCGTGAGCTTAAAGTACCGTGGCGTTTAGCCTGAAACTCGTGAATACACCGTCCTCGTAATTCCTGCATTACCCTGACTCAGGGAATTCTCTCAGCAAAGCGGACCTTAGACCTGTTGGATCGACTTCAATCAGGTTTCTCCCCTTCTTACTTCTTCCGGAATAGATTTGGTCGTCATGCTGACCAGGCTATTGTTCTGCCATTACACTATCTTCCAGAGAGCCTTCCGGGGACTCTCCTTTTTCTTTATCTTAGACGCCAGGAGTGAGATCCTGAGGGGACATGAAATGACGCAATTTAGCTGTGACAAAATCTGAGACCGCGGGGTCTAGACAATCACTCTTCCGCAATACAAAAGCGGCGTGAGGAGTCACGTACTCTGAGATAGAATCCCATGCATCATCCAATTTAGCATGTTTTTCGTTTTCACGGAAAACATTCTGTTACTTCTTGATCTTCTTGAAAAAGATCCCGAAGAGATAAGTCCAATCATAATCTTCTTCTACTCCCACAAAGCGATCATCAATAGTGCGCAATGACTTTATGTCACCATTTCTTACTTGATTCAATAGGCTGGTTCTGGCTTTGGTAGACAATTACACACTAGTGTCGTTTATTTTATTCGGTCGCTCGAATTCGAGTTAACCATCTGCATCTTTGGCGTACTGTTCGAAATTGGATTCGTATTTTCCTGCCGGGAATAGATGGTGGTCGAAAGAGTTGTCCGACATTCTTGGTCTGTATTTCTCAGGAACGTACTAGCTGGCTTTGTGGCAGAGCTTAGCGAAATCCTTTCTGGTTAGGTTTTGTTTGATACAGTCCAGATAGAGTTGGTTCTTCAATTGGTCGACATCATGGTCATAGCAAACTGGGTGGCAAAGCAAATGCTTCCACTCAAAAGGGCCATAAGCACTTCTGCTAAACGATTTATTTCCGCATACTGGTGATTCCCCTTTAGCTAGTAGAAGAGCGTTGTACTCTTCGAGTTTTTCAGGTTCATTTCTAGCTTCAAACCAGGAGAGGTTATTTGATGGATATTAGCGTAATAAAATCGAGTGGTAGTGTTAAACTTCGTCGTAAGCGTTGTGTGGGAAACCCGCATCCTAGCCCCGAGTTATCAAAAATTACTTCTGTCTTTGCAGTTCATGAACTTAAAACCCGAGGGTTTATGTTTCATAATTGCTTCCAAAAGCCCAAAAGACGGAACCGTCTTCTGAGCGTTATTTTTGGGTTTTGATGAAGTGATCTAATGAGCAAGGGGTAGCATAGGGGGTTTTGATCTTCTAGAGTTGATTTAACGATGCGCTAGGCATGCCATCTGTGATCCAAAAGACCTCCTTACCATACTTAAGAGAGCAAGTAGCGGCCACGTAAGGGATCTTACTGGTGCTGGAGCACTCAAAGTCTACTATTACCATGTCTTGAATTTGTAGGTCAACTGACATATGTGTGTGTATGAGAGATTGAAAAAGATAGATTATAAAGATAATA